GCTAACTAATCCAGCAAATTCATTTCCACTATCTTTAATTACGGTATCAAGAAATCCCATTAATTAATCCTCATAAAATTGTACATAATTATTCAAAAAAACTGCTAATTGAAATTGTTTTTTCATGTGTCCAACCAATACATTGTAACACATTTTTAAGTGGTTCAAGAAATGATTTCTCAAACTGTGTTTGATAGTCCACATACTTTTCAATACCAAACTCCTTTGGTAAATCACCAAAGAAGCTAATAGTATTTTCATGTAGTGGGTTTGGTGTTTTAAGATACATGAATTTGATCTTCTCACCTTCTTGGATGAGAGGATGCTTGTTTTCTATATTATAGTGCTTTACGTAGTGATTGTAAAGTAGGGCACCCCTTACGTGGATGGGTGTTCCTTTTTGATAGATTTCCTTTGGGTGACGGTACTTGGCAAGGTTGTTAACTCCTCTGGGAAAGGCGACTTCCTCGTAGGGTCGCTCTTTTGTTTCGTTGCGGACTCCATTGATGAAAGTGATAAGCTCATCATTACTTTTGCCGATAATAATCTGAAACGCTGCATACAACTTGTCCCTAAAATATGCAGGAGTAGAACTCCTTGCTGTTTCCAATCCCATGATTTTCATCTTGGGTTCTTTGTACCTGACTCCTTCTGAGTCCCATACGTTTAATATATATCTCTTCTTCGCTGTCCATATTCCTCTGTCTGCAATATTCTCTCTCTTCATACTCATTTTTTGTTCGTATGCCGAAACGTACGTCGCCAACTCCTGATAACTCTTCTCGATAAATGGTTCCAGTTTTTCTTCGCATATCTTATTAAGTAAGGAAACAATTGCTGCTTTGTCGCTAGACTTAGAAGCAAAAAATTTATTAACAAGAGGTCCAAGATTAAGATATATTGAATCTGTGTCAGATGCAATTACGTAATCCTCCTTGTCTGTACTGAGCAGTTTATTTAGGTAACCATTCATTTTATTTTCTATCCAACGAATAGAAACCTGTCCAGATAAAGTTATTGCTTCTGCATTTGCAAGACGATAATAACGGAAGTGTTCATTACCAATAGCACCATAGGCAGAGTTAAGAGAAATCTTCTTTGCCATCTGAATATTATTACAGCGAGAAATCTCGTTCATGAGTTCAACAGTAGGAGTTTTTTCATACTGTTGCTTTGCCTTGATCATTTTCTTCTTGAAGATGACTCTAGAGTCATACATCTTCTGCATCATCAAAGGTAAGAATCCTTGTGTGTCTTTCTTATACTGTGCTCCGTTAGCACATACAGCAAGATCACCATCTATTTCTACTTCTTGTTGAAGTATTTTATCAACTGTAACTGTTGGATGTCTGTCATCTGCGAGCGTCTCTGGGGAAATATTATATTGCATAATGAGATGAGGATACAGACTATTAAGGTCAAAATTAACCACCCAGTCATAGCGTCCTGATTTTGGTTCTTTGACATAAGCACCTGCGTATTTTGCATCTTTAAGTGCATCCCTTTTAGGAGGGATAGCAATCTTACGTTTATTTAATTCACAATAGATGTAGTTGTCCCACATTCTTACCTGTGAGAATACATCTTCATAGTTTACTTTGGCATCATATGCCATAGTAAATGCTAGATCAAGTAGTTTCATCTTGTTATCAAGTTTATCTACCAACCTAACGTCATGAATGTTATATTCAATAAACTTTTGCCAGTTATTTTCATAAAACTCTCTGAAAGTATCATACTCAGAGTGATCTAACTTTCTTTCCCCAAGTTCAACCAAACAGATGTGATCAAGGCGATAACTTTCTTGGTTTGTGTAAGTAAATTTTCTGTATAATTCAAGGTAATCCAACGTAGAAATTCCTGGAAGATCATAAGCGATCTGTTTTCTTCCTTTAATGTAAATTTCTCTAGAAGAAATAAGCTTCCACGGGCTAAGAGACTTAGCAGCTTTCTCACCAAGAATCCTAGTAACACGCCGAGCGATATAGGGAATATCAAAAAGCTGTACGTTCCAACCCGTAACAACATCAGGATAATTTTCATTCCAGTATTGTAAAAAAGCAGACATCATAGACTCTTCAGTTCTAAAATGCATGTAATCTACTTCAGAATCTGTATTATCAAATGGTCTAGCACCAAAGACAACAATACGACCAGTATAAGAGTCTTTAATACTGATCGCTAGGATCTCTTGGTCTGCTGACTCTATATCAGGAAATCCATTCTCAGCAGCAGTTTCAATATCAATGTTAAAGATACGAATTTTTGAAGTATCATAACGAATCTCATCTTCTGGATGTTCTTCTACAATATACTGATAAAGATACCGAGTGTTACCATAGATATCAAAGTCATCAACCTCTCTGTATTTCTTAACAAACTCTTTAGCATCATTGATTGATCCTAATTTTAGGGGTTCAACACAATCACCTTCAAGAGTTTTCCAATCAGAATAATTCTTACTAGCAACATAAAGTGTAGGGTTATAAGGAACCCTATAGGAAAAAGGAGAACCGCCCTCGTACCCACGTACTAAAAGGCGGTTACCTGCCTGTTCAACATTAGTATAGAACTTCATTCGTTAAGGACTTCTGGTTCAATAGTTTTACTACTGTAGTACTTAGAGAGTATATCTCTGCTAGGTTCTACAAAAGTTAGTATATCAGAGGATCTTACAACTGTCTCCTTACTATCAGCAAAGGGTAACCAATCTTTAAGATCATTGCCCTCTATTGACATAGGATTAACTAGAATACAATCAGGATCACCAAACTGTGCTCCGTCAATTTCCTCCACCTGTGCTAGTAGCCACTGGTCCTTCAGTAGTAGCACCTGTAGGTTCTTGTTCTCCATCTGTAATTCCTAAAATATCTTTTCCGTTGTTTGGTAAGAAGGACAAATCAATTTGTGCTTCTGCTAATTTTGCAACATAATTTTTCAAAATGTCATCTGCTGGTGGCATTGCTGAAAGCACTGATGTGGGATTAATTCTATGATCCTCATATGGTGTATAAGGATTCCATCTACGATAAGTTACATTAAAATTTCCTTCTTCTCCTTCACTTAAAGATAGTGATAAAGGATATAAAAGTTGATATGCAACAAATTTATCGTCTTCTCTTATCTGTCCAAAATTGCATATAATATGCTCACCTGTAATAACATGAATAACACGAATATTATGTTCAATCTGTGTAGGTGTTTCTGTCATAATTTAACAAACCTTTTTTATAGTATAGCAAATAAAAAGAGGGGTGTCAAGCACCCCCTGATATTTTATTTAGATCCTTTTAGAGATCCCTTTTTTCCTGAGAACCAAATCTTTTTCTGTTTCTCTTCTGGTACAAATTTTTCTAGTACCACTGTGAGTAATCCATCTTTATAATCTACAGACTCAACTTCAACATCTTCACCTAGTTGCCAGTTCTTACTGAAAGATCTAGTAGCAATTCCTTTATGAGAATATACTCTATCTACTTCTGTATCTGGTGATGCTGATACTGTTAGTACTCCTTCTTCCGTTGAGACCTCAATATCTCTTCTTGAAAATCCAGCAAGAGCGACTTCCAGAATGGTTCTGTTATTAGATCCTGTAGCAATGTTGTAAGGTGGGTAATTTGTTCCACCTGCTGATAAAGCTTGTAGTCTTGAGAGTCTTTTGATGTCATTTTCAAATCCTAACATGTAAGGGGTATAGGTTTCCCAGTCAAATGTGACCATTTTTGTGTCCTCCTAAAAGCGACTTATAGTTTATGTGACCCTATCGGCATCACACTATTATTTAACTACAAACTCTTTGATATGACTAGAGTATAAACCGAATTAACTTGGGTAGAACTCCGTATTAAAACTAATTATAGTTCTATCTTTTGTATTATTCAAGGAGTTATCTGATCCATGTTTTAACCATCCAGGAAATACAAATAGATCACCGTTATCTGGAGTAAAAGAACTATATCCAACATTATAATCAGTAATATTCATAGATTGCCACCAAGTATATCCTTTAATTTCATCTGGTGTATTAAAAATTAAAGGGTTACTATGTTCATCAACATTTATATAAAGCACAGCAGACAAGATAGAACCAGGATGGTTATGTTGTAACAATTTACTACCTTGTTGTTGAACACTATACCATGAATTAGTAATTTTAACAGGAGCTATACCAACAGTTTTACAATACTCAGATAATTTTTTTAACATAGTCATTTCTAATCCAAAGTCTTTTAGTGCTTTAGAATTTGTCATAAAAGAAGATCCTCCATCACCTTGTATAGCAGGATATGATGGAGTACTGAATGTTTTTATTTGAGAAAATATGGAGAGTCTTTCTTTCTCACCAATAACATTAGAAAATTTAATGACTGGTGTTGGAAATAAACTATAGACTTGCATCAATCCTCTTGTTTTTTTCTACCTATATTGTATTTGGATTCAAGAGTCCAATTATTTTTATCCTTGAAACTTAATACTTTGATCTGATTCAATGGA